GAATTGTTCCTAACTCATTTGAATTTGCAGGAAGAGTAATCTTTATTTCTAATTTAGCAAAAGAAAAGGCAGATCCAGATGGAGCTATTAGATCTAGATCTATTTTAGTAGATGTAAATCCTGACGATGCAACTTTAATGGAAAGAATGGAAAGGTTATTACCTCATTTAGAACCTACTGAGATGCCACTTAAAGAAAAGGAAGAAATCTACGAATTTATGAAAAATGCAAACGATATCTCTATGAGAACATTCGTTAAAGCAGCTGGTTTAAAAATGTCCGGTTTACCAAATTGGCAAAGAGCAGCGACAAGATACCTATAATAGATGGCTACATATAATCTTAAATATAATTCAGATGATTCAGTTGTTAGGCACATAATAATTGGCCTAATAGCAGACTTAAATAATAAAGTATATTTTTATAGACAGTCTAGTGAGAGTGAAAGAAAAATAATTGATGTTCCTTTCTATTATTCAGTTACGGGAGATGATCAATTTCTAAGAGATACTTTCTTATTTACTACACCAAGCGGAGAAGATTGCTATCCTGATCCTGGGTTCGCAGATGGAAATTATGATGCAATTCCAAGGGGAGTAGCTAGAATAACTTCAATGGCAATAGAATCCTCTAAACTAGTTAATAAAAGAATAATGGGAAATTATTCTAAACTAGATAAAGATGGATCTTTACAAGCTTTTTCTGCTGAGGTTGAAATGATTCCAGTAACAGTTAGTTTTGATATAGAGATATTAGTATCTTCTAGTCTTGATTCATTTAAGATCACTGAAATGATTATCAAAAGATTATATAAGTCAAATTATTTTAACGTAGAGGTAGGTCATTTAGACGAGGCAACATACAGATTATCTTCGTACTATTCTTTACCCGAGGATTATGGTCAAGAAAATCCAATAGACTTTGGATTTGACGACAAAGAAAATTATAAAATAACATTCCCAATAGAAGTAAACTCATTTATTCCTTCGTTTGAATTTGAAACAGAAGTACATGCAGGAAATAGAATGTTTGAAATAAAACAAAAATCAATTACATCTAATAAAGGAGAAGCAAAGGATGAGCAAATACAGGCACAACCTGACGATCCTAATATAATTGATGAAAACAATACAGATATATAGTTAAACAATAAAATTAAACGAATAACAAAATGACAAACATGTTAGCACCTTTCGTAAAAATTGAAGAAAACGTTCAATTCTATTTAAATAATAGAGCTTACGAAATAAAAGAAAACAACATTGAAATTATCGAAAGACCAACTAATAAAGAATTTTTAAACGCAATCACGGCTTTTGAAAATTTCGATATAGTAGGAAACGATATTAAATGGTATAACAAAGGTTCAAAATTTATTTACAACATTGAAGAAGGAAAGTTCTACAATGGAACATCTGAAATTAATGAATCATTTTCAACATACGTATTAGCCAGCGGACTAGTTAGATATGAAAACAAAAATAAAGCTGAATTATTTGAAAGCCTTTCTACTATTGTAGAAAATTTCATGTATTTAGACTTCGCTACCACGTATAAGAAGGGAGGTGTCACTGTTGATTTATTTAAATTAGATGAAAATCTATTTATTTCAAGATTCAACAAAGACACCAAATTAAATAAATTCTTTTCAGCTACCGCTAATGAAGCAGTATCTTATATTAAAGCAGAAACTTCAGAAGACGCTTCAGGTGTAGTAATTGAAATGCTAGAAGGAGAAACTTTAGAACTTGCTAAGAAATCTGAAGAAATTTCAAAGTTTGAAGAAATGATTTCTTTCTTAAAAGATCAAAGAGATTTATTAGCTGAAGCTGATAAATCAATTGAAGAAATTAAAGCCGCTGATGCTTTAATTAATTCAGAGATTAAAGTATGGGAAGATAAGATTGAAGCTTTAAACGCATAAGACGTATCATCGTAAAATAGAGAAGGGACCATTGGTCCCTTTTTTAGGTTAATAAACTTTTTAACATTTTTGAGTATAATCTCTATAAATAAACCAACAACACTGTGGCTAAAAGAAGAAAATCAAAAAACTATTTAAATAACAGAGACCTCTTTGATCAAATGGTCCTTTCAAAAGAACAGGATAAATTAACAAGAGATGCTGAAAAAATGCTAATTCTCTTGGCAGAAAAGGCGATCAATAGAATGAGGTATGTTAGTGAAGATGATAGGAACGATTGTCTACAATTTGCTATATTAGACCTTTTAAAATATTGGAGAAACTTCAATCCTAAATATCCAAATGCATTTGCTTATTTCACAGAGATAGCAAAGAGAGGATATGCCAAAGGATGGAATAAGATTCATCCTCAAAAATACAAAGGAACTCTATCTATAGACAAAGGATCAGGCAACTCTGAAAATCAAACAGGAATTTATAGCATCTAATGTCAATAAAGAATGTCAAACCAACTAAAAATTCAGGATTCAATCAAGGTTATTATAAACCTAATAATCCTTCTAAATATGCAGGACCTACTCCTATCATATATAGAAGCTCTTGGGAACGTAAGTTTATGATGTGGTGTGACAAAAATGAAAAGGTAAGTATGTGGTCAAGTGAACCTGTTGAAATACCATATTGGTCTAGACAAGATTCTACCAAAAGAAAATATTACCCTGATTTTTATTTTAAGGCAATTCAGCCTGATGAAACTGCTAAAGAATATCTAGTAGAAATCAAACCAAAGCAACAGATACAAAAACCAGAGCCTCCTAAAGTAAATTCTAAGAAGGCTCTTAAGTCATATAAATTTTTAGCAGAGCAATATGTTAAAAATATGGATAAATATAATGCAGCTAAAGAATTCTGCTCTCAAAGAAATTGGAACTTCATAGTTCTAACGGAAGAAACTATAATCAATGGGCTACATTAAAGAAGAAATAAAGAAATTAATAAAGGGCAAAGGAAGGGCTAAGGCTTCTAAAGAATCGATAGCCTGGTTTGAAAGTGGTCTTAAAGATAGAAAAGAAAAGGCAGTAGGGTCTACTAGGAGCAGGTTTATACCAGGTAAATTATATGTATTTAATTATAAACCAGTCTCAGAAAATTTAATGTGGTTTGATGATAAGCCAGTAGTTCTTGCATTAGATCCTTATAACGGAGATGATATAGGAGTAAATATAACAATACTTCCTCCTAACATCAGAGAAGATTTTTTAGACGAAGTATATGAAAAGTATTCTGCGATAATAAAAGCAGCATCTAAAACAAAAAGTGCAGATGCACAGAGAGGATTACCTAAATTTTCATATATAGGTGCAAAAAAGTATTTAGAGAAATCCGGATATGATTTTGCAATAAGAAGGTATAAGAAAACTGGTAAATCTAATCAAGCTGTAGTTGCATATAAGGATTGGTGTAAAATGGCAATTATCGACTTTAATTCCTTACAGGGAATTAATAAAGAGCAGCTTATTAAATTATTTGAAGATCATCGTAGAAAAAAGAATATATAAAGAGAAGTATAATACAATTGTAATTTTAACACATGGCAGGATTTATAGAAAGAAACGGACCATTAAGTACTGGTAAAAGATCATTCACTTTAAGTGATACATTAAAAAGACTCTCGTCTTTCGGAATGTATTACGATGATTTAGTCTTAAGACAATCTCAGGCAATAGGTCCCGTAGAAGATGAATTTGGTTACGGCCAAATGAATCAAATGGGTCTAGACGACGATAATATGTATGGAGCATTTGCTGCATTATCGATGGCGGACACAACAATGAGAAAAAATATTCCTTTCTTTGACCAGGGTTATGAAGGTAAAAGAGACGAATTAAGAAGATTTTCCACTCATGATGAAATAGAAGATATATTAGATATCTTATGTGATGAATCTATCGTATATGACAATAAGAACTTTATTGGAAATCCAGAACTTATTGGAATGGATGTTTCAGAAGAAGTTACTAAATACTTAAATAAATCGTATAGAGATTTATACCAATATTTTGGGTTTAATTCTGATCAATCTGCATGGTATTTCTTTAGAAAATTCCTAATTGATGGATATTTGTCTTTTGAAATAATTTACAATCCAGAGCAAGATCAGATTATAGGTTTTAAAGAAATAGATCCTATTACATTAATGCCAGGTTATAATAAAGATGACGGTAAAAAAGTATGGGTTCAATTTAAGGACGATCCAGTTAAGGAAAGAGTTCTATATGATGCACAGATCATCTATCTTTCTTATTCTTCAATAACCACTGCCTCGAGAGTAAGTTACTTAGAAAGACTTGTAAGATCATTTAACTTAATGAGAATTATGGAACATACCAGAGTTATCTGGGCAGTTACGAATTCTTCTTATAGAATGAAGTTTATCATCCCAGTTGGTGGTAAATCTAAGACAAGAGCAAAACAATCTCTTGCACAATTAATGGGTAACTATAAAGAAGTTGTAGATTTTGATTGGGATTCAGCTACATTAGCAACTAATGGAAAACCAATGCTTCAGTTTAATAAAGAATACTGGTTACCATCTAAAGAAGGTGAATCTCCAGAGATTGAAACTCTAGGAGGAGAAGGTCCAGAATTATCAGATACAGAAGCACTTAAATATTTTAATGATAAATTAAAAATGGTTTCTAAAATACCATTCAATAGATTTATGTATGAAGACGGTGGTGGTGACTTTAACCTTGCAGCCGATGGTATGATTAGAGATGAAATTAAGTTTTCTAAATTTATTAAAAGATTACGTTCTTCTTTCCAAGAAATTTTAGTAAAACCGCTTCACATCCAAATGTGTCTTAAATTTCCTGAATTCAAAGATGATGCAGGTTTTAAAACTCAAATAGCTATTCAATTTAATGAAGAAAACATGTTTGCTGAATTAAAGCAAATGGAAATCATGGAGAAAAGATTAGACTTTATATCTACAATGCAAGACTCCCTAATGAAAACCGATCCAGTTACGATGGAAGAAATGCCTTACTTCGATATGGAATTCTTAGTAGACAGATACTTAAAATTATCACCAGATGATAAAGTTTCAAACGAAGCATATAAACAAAGACAGGCTAATATTGATGCCGAAGAACCGGATGTTGATCCTATGGCAATGTAATCCAGAAAAAAGAATATATAAATAGCAATGAAACACTTACAAACATTTAAAAACTACTCTAATCTAACAGAGGATGCATTAGAGGTCGGAGACGATTCAGATGTAATAGTAGATGATATTCTTTTAGATTCAGGTGAAAAGATTAAATCTGCTGAAATTATAGGAGTAATAAATACAAGTAAAACAGAGAAAGAATTTAAAGAATATTTTTATAAAGAATACGGGAATAATGCATTTACTGAAGAAGATATGCAAACACTATTAAAGTATTTTTTAGAGGTTGAAACTGAGAAAACTGAAAAGGAAACTGAAGAAGAACAAGCCGGTGGAGATGATGGTGGAGAAGGAGAAGAAGGCTCAAGCCTAGAAGATGAATTAGGAGACTTAGAAATATAGAAAAAATGAAAAATCATTATTCTTCAAAAGATATATAAACAAACATAGTATTAAAATATATGAATACAAAAAACAATCTATTAATCCTAGAAAGATCTTCTAGTGAATTAGAATTCAAACAAGATGGTGATGGGGCTTATGTCCTTGAAGGTATATTTGGAGAAATTGACAAAAAGAATAGAAATAATAGAATCTATACTGAGTCAGAATATGTTCCACAAATCGAAGCTCTTCAATCTAAAATAGGTTCTTCTAAACTTTTAGGAGAATTAGATCACCCACAGACATTTGATGTATCTTTAAAAAACGTATCTCACGTTATTGAAGAATTATCCTATGATAGCGAAACAAAACAAGTAAAAGGTAAAATCAGATTACTTGATACTGAAGCTGGTCGTCAGGCTAAAGCT